CACTAAGATAAGTCAAAATAAGTTAGTGAACAAAATTATTCAGTAATTGTTTTAAAAAAGTTTATTTCCAATATTTTTCTTCGGCATCTTTTCGTGCTTTTACTGCGTCGTCTAGGTTTTTGAAAGTTCCTAAAAAGATTCTCTTCGATTCGAATGATATGTATGCCCTATAACGATTTTTTCCTTTTTCATATGAAACACCTCTTATGCCTGACGTATTATTTTTTTGTTTTCTTGTGTTTCTTGCTTGCGTGAATTTGTCCGCCCATCTTACATTTCCTGGTTCATAATTACCATTTACATCTATTCTATCAATAGAGTGTTCTTTTGATGGTCTAGGTCCAACGTATTTCAAAAACGCTATAAAATTATTTTTCCATTCATCACAAATTTTTATTCCTCGTCCAGCGTAATTTTTATACCTATGTTGTTCCTTATGTTTACACCTCTTTTTTATACCCTCCCAAATTTTATATTCATCAGTATAGCAAAGACCATGTTTTGTAGAATCTAAAACTATTAATGGATCGCCGTGTCTTAAGAACCTTTGATAATGTAGAGGACAAAACCCTTTTGATAGATGTTTTTTACCACAACCATCAACATCACAAAATCTTTTTTCTTTGATAGGGTTTACAACTCCATGTGTTTTAAATCTTAAATAATGTTTTTGACAATATCCCTTTGCATGATATTTATTATCACAATTTTTTAATGAACAAACTTTCATAAAATAAAAAACCCGCCAAATCGAGAAGTCGCAGTTTCTGTCAATGACGGGAATTTGTATAATATTTTTAATACGCCTGCGACAACGTACTACAAATATAAACTATTCAGCCCATTTTTTATAGAGTCTTAAGGTAAAATCTTTCTTTTTTGCTACGGCTTTATAAATTTGCCACTCAATACCGTTTTCAGCGAATATGTAATAAACGTTGTTTTCCAATCTGTCTTTTGTTAATAATCGGTCGCGGGCTTGCCAGTAGGAAACCGAAGAAAAGTCCATGTTGTAAAATACTAAAACGGACGCTTTTGAAAGATTCAAACCCTCACGCGAACTTACTATTTGCCCGACATAACTTTTATCTGTTGAATTAAATTCGTCTAAATCTTCCGTGATTAGATCCCCGAAAACATCTTTCAACGCGATTAGTTCTGCTTTGAATTTATAAAAAATTGAGATTTTCTCCCCTTTCCATTTGTTAGCGATAAATTCAGCTTTGGAACGATCTAAAACTATTCGTTCGCCTGATTCCAAAACGCAAGTTCCTGAATATAATTGATGCAATTTTTGTTGTCTTTTTACGGCCGTATCTCCTAAAATTACGTCGTTTTTTCCTTCGACAATTTCATCACGTTTCAATCGTTCAATTATTTCGTATGTTTTCGGTTTTAATCGAACAGTTTCGAAAAATTCATGGACTTTTGATTTGAATCCGGCTTCCTCTTGACTCATTGTAACCATTAAAGGATTTATTTTAGACATTATTTTTTCTCGATCAGCTTTTTTGTATTGCCTAACATCAAAACCGTTTATCTTCATTGTTGTAATGTCGACGTAATTCTTTGCCCATTTATAAAAATTGATTTCTTCAAATGGTGTAAAAAACGACAACCACATTGGATGGAATATTTGCGAATATGATTCGCTAAAAGGTGTTCCACTACAAAGAATTAAATCAAGTCGGTTTTTATAAACTATTTCCCGAACATCTTTCGCGTATTTCGATGGCTTTGGAAAAGCTGAAAGGAAGTGAAATTCGTCACAAATTACCAGGTCAACGCCCTTTGTGTCGACCTTATGCAAGCTTTGGTAATTGATTAAAATCAAATTATAATCATATCCAGCCATTTCGAAATCGTCACGAATTGAAGAAATAGCCTTCTTTTTAGTTAAAAACAAAACGTTCTTTTTATTCAACTTTTTAGCCGTAGCCAAAACCGAATGAGTTTTCCCAGTTCTAACTTCACCACTTAAAATCCCGATTCGATTCTTTTTAACAACCTCGGCAAGTTGCGTCGATTTCTCTTTTTGTATTTCTCTTAACTCAAACGCCATAATCAGATTTTAAATGGTCCATATCTAAATCGATAATCGTTCCTTTGAGCGCAACGGCGAAATGTTCGTTTAAATTAACTTTTCGCGTTGGCATTCCGTTCGAATCGACTTGTTTTACTTCGGTTATGATTAATCGATTCTTTTCGATTTTCATCCCGGTTATTATTACTTCTTTACTCATATCTTAAAACGGTAATTCTTCGACCACCTCTTCTTTATTAGTTTTTAATATAAAACCACGTCGAGGATGTTTGATTTGGTGAAACTCAAATCCTTTAAAGTCTGCGTAATTTTTAACCCAATTAACAAACCGTTGATTACTTATTTTCGCTTGGTCCGAAAATTCCTTTCTAAACTGGTCGACAATATCGTTGGTGTAAATCTTCGCGTCCAATCCAATTGAATCATCCAAAATAAAATCGTAAAAATCTTTCGATGTCGATTGAATAAATCGTTTAATATTAACGTTTATCGATTCAGGTTTTATTAATCCAAATTTTAAGAATAAACGACAACAATTAATCATGTAATTATCAAAACGACTCCATTGTTCTGAATTCCACTCGTCAAAAAGTAACTTTCCAAACTCGTCTAAAGGCGTTCGATACTGGTTAAAATATTGGTATAATTCCACTTCGTGGCGTCGTCTATCATGTGACGAACCGGATCCGCTTAAAACATAATTAGTCGTAATTATAATTTTTGGCGATTTCTCGAACGGGATAAATATTTCATCTTTATTTTTTCGATTGACGCTTATTCCCTCAGTAATTATTGAAAACAAAGCCTCAAAGTTAAATTTCTTCTTTACATCATCGAACGCTAGGATTTGAGTGTCTAACCCAACACGCTGAAAAACGAACTCACCGCGAGCAGGATCGAACGACTTTCCATCGATAGTTACTGATTTTTTAAATTTTCCTAATGCTGTTAATAACAAGCTTTTTCCACTTCCTCCGTTTGGATCTCCCGTTGATATTTCTTGATCGTTAAAAATAATTGCCTTTTGATCTGTTTTTGATTTAAAAGAACTTATTAAATAACCGATAGTAGTTTCTAAAGTTTGAATTCTTTTGTTTTCATCCGCTGAAATCCTAGAAACAAATTTTTGAAAATCGTTTTCGTCTGATTCTGTAATAATATAATCACGGTCAATAATTTGATCCTTCCAAACATAAGCGTTACAATCTATATAATCTTTAAGAGTTGCCCCATCTTTTGTTACCTCAACCACTCCGTTTTGAAAATACAAATAAACAACCTCTTTTGTGTCGGACATCATTTTTAATTCTATCGAGTCCAGGAACGAAAGATATGTATCACTAAAATACTTTGTGGACGATGCGAGTACGTTCCAAATATCTAATTCAGATTTGTCGTAAAGGTAATTTAAAACAAAATCTTTTATTTTTGTTGCGGATGATGCTCGTACAATATTCTCGTCAATATTTATAAATAACGGAACTTCTGATTTCTCATCATTATAAAATTTATAGAATCCTTTCTTTTCTAAAAACAACTTAAATTGAACGTTATCTATAACGATTCGACTTCCTGTTTTCGTTTCGATTTCGTACCAAAATACAATCTCTTTTGAATTGTTTTTAATCGACTCGATAACTTCTTGGTCGGCTTGTGGAATTGCGTCCTTAATCTTTTCGATTGGGACGCCTTTATGTAATTGCGTCTCGATCTGTTTGTAAGTCTGCCGGTCCTCAAAGTATTTCGATCCATGACTCGCTCTATTTCGGTAAGCTGATTTGATTAGGTTAGTCACTTCGCTTTCGGGCATGGATCCCATTACAATTTGGGATAGTATTGTCGACTCTGCTACAAGTTGATCGATGCCGTAATCGTTAAAGGCCGACGCAAGTACAAAAAGGTTGTTATTTCGTTCACCTTCGATTAGTCCAAAATTATCGTTCCACCATTTCAAAAGGCGCGATATAATTTCGCTTGATTGCGTTAAAACGATTTGGGGCTCTCGTTCGGTGTATTGGTATCCTTCCTCTTCCGCTTTGTTTATGAAAAGCTTTGAATCGTAGTTAATGTAAATAGTTGGATCGTAAGACTCAAAACAAGCGCGGGAAATGTTTTTGCAAGACTTATCGAAATAATCCGATTCGAAATATTTTTCAAGACCTCTGAAATAGAGTTTATATTCTTCTTTGTCGCATTCCGGTATTTTAACCAACGCTTTTAATCCGTTGCCGCTTGGAGAGGTAAAAACGCTTAAAACATATTCATCTGATTCTAATTTTTTACGCCATTCTTTGAACGTCTTGTCGTCTTTGAAATCGTCGAAGTCCAAAGAACAAATTCCGGACGACTTGATTAATGAGTCGTCCTTACGCGCTGAGAATGTACCCGCAAACAAAATACATGGTAACGACTTTTTTAGTTCGTTTCGTTTTTCTTTATCTGACTCGTTTCTAATTTTTTCTAATAAAGCTTTAGAGGATCCGTTTTTAATCCTTCCAAGTATCTTTTCGATGCTAACCTGAAAGTCCCCCAATTTTGGATTAAAGAGGCTTTTGTAAACTGTGATTTGTGTTTCCTTCATGTTGTGTTTTTTAAAGTTGTGGTCGGCTAAAATATAAAATTAATTGTATCCGCCCATATCTTAAACCCTTTATTTTATTACTCTTATTTCTTCTTTGGGCTACTTGGCGGAGTAAACTAAGGAAAAATAAATAAATAATAAATAAGTAATAATAGAGAGAATAAGGGAGGTGCTTTTTACTGCCTAGTCGCCGAATAACCTTTTCCGTAGTGGTGTTTACATAGTCCTTTTGAAAAAACTTTGTTGTTGCAATTATTAACCATACACCTAATGTCCTTTATTTCGTATTTTCCTTGCATTTTAAGCATTCTTTCACACTCTTCGACCTTTTCCTTAAGATTCGGGTCAAAACCTCTTAGAGCGTCTTTAATTTTATTTTCTGAATGAATCGCGGTTGCGTGATCCTTTCCGAAGTAGCTCCCAACCTTTTGGTATGAAAATCTTGTGTATTTGTAAAGTAAATACATACCGATTTGCCTCGCTTGAACTATGTCGCGCCGTCTTGTTTTCGACATTATAGTTGTTCGGTCTAATCGAGAAACAGACGAAACAACTTCTAAAATATCGTTTATATTATAAATTATCATCGAATTATCATCGAAATAGACTTCCACTTCTTTTTCAATTTCCTTAATTAAGTCGCTAATACCGAAAGTTTCGTTATCAATATTTGAGGCCGCACGCCATATTATTTTTTTATTTAACATTCTTCGTTGTGTTTTTTAATGAACTTATAAGAGCATTTTTTACAAGTAGTTCCGTTGTGTTTTAACTTTACCCCGCAAAACTCGCAAAAGAATTGCGGGAATAAAGAAAGTTGAATTTTCGGTTTAGGTTTTTCGTTAGGCAATTCTAAAAAGTATCAGTTATTTTCGATTCGTATTCATCAAGTTTTTTAATGAATTTAGTTAGTCCCGTTTCGAAATCTTTCAAATCGTCTTTAATATCCTCGCGGTGAATTGTTACGATGTGAATCGGCCTAATCTCGAATCTTGGATCGAACGATACAAAATACATTGTTTCGATTGTTTCAGCCATTGCGAAATAATGGTAAACCTGATATTTGTATTCTGCGGGAACTCTATTTGTTCGAATGTATTCAACGTGTTTTTTAGTCGATGGACATTTAACCTCAACGCCTGCCATTGGGATATTCGCACCGTCTAAAATCAATCCGTCCGGTGAAAGGTGACAACCAGGTAATTTATCATTTGTTACTAATCCAAACGATTCGACTTTTAAATCTTGTCTATCCTCGAACTCAGCGATTGCGATTGGTTCAAGGTCAATCCCTCTTTGCATTGCTTCGTTTACAAAATTTTCTTCGATGTGGTCCGAATGTCTCTCGGCGATAAGTTCATCGATTAAAGGTAAATTGTTTTTGGCAAACGCGGATTTAACGCGCGTTCCACCAATTGAACCTTTTCTTAATTCGGTCCATTCTTTCGTTCTTTGTTCTAACTCCTTAACTAAGTTCATTTTTCATTGTGTTTTTAGTGTTAATAATTTCTTTGTGATTCTTCTCGTCTGAATTTAAAGACTTCCAAATCGATTGAAGGTCTGATAAATCCAACGCTCCTTTTAATTTCTCGATCGCTTCGGTTGGGTCGATGTTCTCTTTTGGCTTAAAATCTCTAATTCGTAAACCGTCAACAACTTTTCCAAAAGCTTTAATACCTCTTTGAATGTAAAGAGTAACTCGAACGTTTTCCCATTCTTCAATAATTGCTGTACCTGACACCTTTTCGATTGCTTTACAGTTTGTAGCATTCAAAATCATAGGTTTTTTTTCTTCGTTAAAATCGCAACTTAAAACGATTTCGTCCGCTCCTTTATCTGTTTTTACTTCTTTTCTGTAAGCTTTTTTAATAGTTAAAACCTTTTCGGTTAAACCTTGCTCGTCTAAATCGAACGCTCCTAAAAATTCTGTTTCGTGGAATGTTCTCCAATGTGTTTTACTCATTTTTGTTGTGTTTTAAGATTATGAAATTAAAGTTATAAAATACTTTTTAACTGAACAAATTTATTCAATAAAATTTATATTTCTACTTCCGATCCGTCAGTTTTACGAACTATAATCGTTGCGTCGCATAATTCGCAAAATTTTTTGAACTCGCTTAATTTCATTGTTTCGTCTCTGACTGATCTATGAAACGACGTCGAATGTGTTCTAATTTGTTTCGCGATCGAATCGACTGAATTCGGTTTCGCTATTTCGTTTAGTTGTTTTTTCATGTTAACGTGTTTTGTATAATAATTCTAATGTTTTGCGGTATCTATCTTGCAACCTGGTTAACGCCGCTTTTTTAATCTCCCAAATATGATAACGTATTTTTGTTGTTGCTATCATATTGAATTGGTTATTATACCACTCTATTGATTTATAGGCCGCTTGTGTTTGTTTCTGCATGAAGTCGACCGAATTAGCTATATCCTCCAATAGATTAATCGTTGCGATTCGATATGGATCATCATAGCTATATTTTGCCATTTCTTCAACCCTTCTTTGAATTTCGTTTTTAATTGCGTTCATTTTGTTTATTTGTATTTAAAGTGATTCGTTTGCGAAGTCTATTAATTTTTCCAATTCATACGATGCGTTCTCGTCATCTTTTAACCTTTCTCTAAGTTCAAACCTATAAGGCATGATTTTAAAAGGCTTAACATATTCGTTATTTCTTAACTGTTGCTCGTATTTAGCAATGTTTTGTTCTCTAAGTTCTTCGTAGTTCATTTTGTTGTGTTTTTAAATCGATGATGTAAAGATAATCAAAAAAAGTATTCAGTGAACAAAAATATTCACTTAATCGCTATTTAGAATGATTACAAATAAGAAAAGGTGACCGAAGCCACCTTAACACTTAAACACAACTTTGCCCCTTAGATCGGGACTAAAGAATCTTTATTCTCCTATTATCTTAATAGCTTGTTCGTCATCGATTAAACCTTTCGATACTAAATAACAAGCCGCAACGATTTGGATAATCCTAACCGCTAATTTTGCGAATTTTCTTTGTTTGGCGTTTGTTGTAACTGAATTAACAATGTTATCTAACTTCGCGCCTTTTGGGATTGCTCCGTATATGTTTTTAATCCACTTCATAATTACTTAATTTCGAAATGTGGGCGATCTAACCATCCTTTCCAGTTCCCCCCCCACTCTAACTTAACACCTTCTAAGGCCGCCGCTTGTAACATACAAACCGCAACTTTATTAAATAACAGCTCTTGTTCTTTTGGATCCATAGTGTAAACGTTTTCACCTTTAACGTACGGAATCACATCGACCGCTTTCCCGCTTTGGTGATATGATTTTTTATCGTATCCATCATATTTAGAAAAACTATTCTCGAACAATTTGTTTTGCTCGTCAGCTGTTCTTAAACCTCCAAACTCAGGAATTGACATATCAACACCGTCTTTTTTTCTTGATGCGATACGAATCGCTCTAAATAAAACACGTACGATTTTCTCGTCTACGCCTTTCATTCTGTTTAACGATGTTTGTCCCCACTGGTATTTTTGCGCCATTGTTTAGAAGTGTTTTCACAAATTTAAGCTTTTAGCCCAACTAACCGCGTCTTTCTCGGTTGTAAAAAATCTAAGTTTAGGACTTTTTAACAATACTTTCGCTAATAAATTAAGGACTTTAACACCTAATTTGTAAAACTTTTCAACCGCTTTTTTATCTGCTAAATAAACAACGCCAATCACGTCAACGCCTCCAATTGCTTTATTTGTTGTAAACGTTTTCATTGTTTCGGGTTTAATCTTAACGGATGAATGAATAACACCGACATACTTCCTAATAAAATGAGATTTCGATAGTTTCTCTTTTTCCCAAACGATAAGATCCGATACGGTTTGATCTATTATTGAATTATGTTTGTATGTAACAATACATACGTCCCCATCTAACTCGTACTTTATTACACTATTTTCAAACATAGCTTTAAAATACGAAAAATAAATATCGAAATTAGTAAGAATAACCCAATTCGTTGCGAGGCGACTTTTCTATCCTGTAAATAAATCAACAACACGAATCGCCAAAAATGTTTCATAATCCGCAAAATAACGGATTTTTATCAATTTTTGTTACGACTTTTTACTTAGATTTTTTAAATAGTGATTTTGCCGTCTTAATTATCGGAATAAGACCCGCAACACATGAAATTGCCAACGACGCAATAGTAAACCATTTTTGTGTGACATCTACCATTTCAACTTTGGGGGCTTCAGTAACAAACTTAACAACTGTAACACCTTCCGGAATAGAATCCAGCCCAACCATCATCGCGCAAAATGATATAACCGCGAAAACATAATCAGATATAAGATCAATAAAACTGTCGTTCATTCGTTTAAAAGTCTGCATCTAAAATTAAGTTTTTTCGGTGTGAAATAAAAATAATATTTATTCCTTTTCATTTACGAACCTAATCCATAAAATGTTTAATAAACTCGATACAATACACCCTAGCGTTAAGAAATCGAAAATATTTGTTTCATATCTATCTCCAATTAAATTATCTAACAAGTCCCCGCAACAAACCGCGAACCAGGATTCAATCAACCAACGAAACAATCCTTTTTTGAAAGGTCTATAAAAATAAAACCTATACAAATGTATTAATAAAGAAGAAAATAAAAACGACGAAAGAGATTGAAAGCAAAAGAACGCGTTCCAGTAACCGTTATCGCTTGTTGGGAATAAAACATTTGCAATTGTTGACCCGAAAACATCCGAGCATATCGCCAAAACTAATAGCGACAAAAGAACGTCGTTTTTTACGTTATTTCTTAACCCGTTTTTTTGGATGTGTTCGACGAACTGGTTTAAGTGTTTTTGAAACATATTTGTTTTGTCCTTTTTTTGAAGCCATAATATTAACAATTTGTTTTTACATAATTCTGATTAAAGTCCTTATATTTTAATTCTAAAGGTGCTAAATGCGTAACGTCTTTATAGTCGATCGTTTCCATTGAATCAAATACAACTTGTTTTTGAATATAGTCTTTTTTGTGATTATTTAGGTTATAATCTGTAAAAAATAAACTATTTGCGAAGTTGTGGTATTCGATAATTTGGTCCGTAATACAATCGGGAATGTGCATTGTTTGACATGAATACGTATTAATCAATTCGGATCTAACTTGTTTCGAATCTCTATTTGCATATAATACAAACTCTTGTTCGTATTCTGTTTGTCTATTTCCGAAGAAACCGCGAACACGTAAACCGTCTAACCAATTAAGATTCGTAAAATCAAAATCAAGGTGACGCAAATAACCATTTTGAACCGATTGGATACGAAACGTTCCGTTTGCTTTGTCTTGTGTATATTCATTTAATTCAAATGGAATTGAATACGTTGTTTGTGATCCTGTTAAAAATACTAAATCTACTTTAATTCGGTATGTTCCTGGTCCTTCAAGTAACAATACTTTTTGCCACTGAATTTGCACTCCTTTGTAGTTTGGATATTCGCTAAACGCTCCGAAATCGTAATATATTCCGTAATCGTCGTTAACGATTGGCAAATCTGTAACGCCATTTTTTTGTAATGTTAAAGTTATTGTTTCGCTTGAAAAATTCCTTTTAAATAGAAAAGAATTAATGTCGTTTTTCCACTCATCGTTTGAACTCGATGAAGCTAACACCGGAGATTGATAACAACACTCGTCTAGTTCCTCATCGACTATCGTTTGTGGTTGTTGTGGTGTTGTTGGAACCGAACAAATCGATTGTGTTACAATTGGATCGTCTCCCAAAGCTCCACCAGTTGACCCAACACCTAAATCAATCCAACCCGCATTCCCTCCACTTAAGAACGCCCATTCAGTTGCCTCAATAGGTGGGTCGGGTGTAATAGGTGCGACATCTTGGTAAGTGTATAATATGTCGCCCGTTGTCGAGTCAAAAGTATAGATGTGTTTATAATCGGCGACCTCCGCCCCCATGTCGTCTTGAATCTCCACACCTACGATTAACTCTAAGTCTTGCGTCTCGTCAAAGTTTACAAAAAACGCACCGTAAGCACTCGCACCAGTTGAACCACCCGAAGGAATATCGTTGATTGGAACTTCTAAGTTATCAAATCCAAATCCCATTCCCTCGATTCCGTACAAGTTCGACGAATTAGATTGTAAAAAAGCCCCTCTATTTTGAGAGTTTACAACGTTATCATACTGAGCGTTTAAATTAAAAAAGAATGGATTCCAAGAATCTTGAACCCCTCCCAATTCGCAAGCGTCAATATTTGTCCCGTCAAAAGTACAATCTGAAAATTCCCAACTATTCAACGGTATAGTATAAAAGGGGTTTATCTCTAAAAAATAATCCCCCGTTAATTGTTCTACTCCCCCAACTTTAACCGACTGTATCGCGCAACGATATTCATCCGTTCCCGTTGTTGTTGACGTTTGGAATAAATCTTTAATATAAAAGTATGCTTTCGTCATGTCTTAAAGATAACATTTTTTAAGGTACATCATTAACAATACTAGAGCTTGTCATTGAATACATGATATAAATACAATTAGCAGCACTTCCGCTATCTTGTAAGAACGGGTATGTATCACCGTCTCCCATTCTCCACCAATGAACAGGATCAGAAGTTAATCCACTTAAATCTAAAGGAACGCCTCCATTGTAAATGCTAGAAATATTTGTGCTTTCGTCACTATCCCAAACGGCTAGTTCGTCAATTTTACAATTGTTTCGCATATAATCGCTACTGTTATACCTTCCAACTCTTAAATTTACACCATTTAAAGCGGTTGTTATTCCGAAGTTACTATTGCTATTTATTGTTGTCTGTTGCACTCCATCAATAAACATTTTAAAACGGCTGTAATAATCACTAATACTTCCACTTGATGAACCCGTAGTTCCACCGTCATACGTAATCATGTAATGATGCCAATCTCCATCATTTGATAAACTACCAACGGGGCTTTTAAATTCTAAATTATTATTATTAGTTCCGTACCTAAAAACTAACTGTTGCCTAGCCGTATTATTACCGTTCCAATACATCCAAATATGATTTCCATTAGCAACATCATTAGAACCATAATAAAAAATAGTTTGTTCTTGGTTGTTACTACTTCCCGCTTTGAAATAAAATGAAACTGTCCATGCATCACCACTTCCTGAACCGTTTCCAGTTCTTCCAAGTGTTGAATCTAATAAACTAGCGTTAGCCCCTAACCAATCATTTTGCTGAAATATTACGCTTTTTGTATTAGCAAAAGGAGGATTTGAAACTGTTAAAACTATTGTTTCTGAATCTTCACCATTATAATTAATCGCTTTTACTGGGATATTATAAGTTCCTGCCACTAAACTTGAACCGCCTATAATTTTTCTATTGTTACCATCAACAGTCGTTATTCCCGAAACGTTTGATAAATCCCATTCATAACCAACCCCAAAATTAGCTGTTAATTCATAATTAATTATTGAACCCTCTACGCTATTAATCGTTAATGGGCTTGTTATTGATGGTAAGTTTGTTGTAGGTGTTCCTGAACTTGCAAAAATAGCGTTTAATTGATTACAAACTTCAACCGCTGTTCCCGTGTATGGGTTGTCGTTTTCATCTACAAAATTTGTATGATCTGCATTAGAAACAATATCAATTTGCCTTGCTAAATCTGTTATCGATACCGTAGTTGTTGGAACGCTTGCTTGTAAACTGTTTACAAATTGCGCCCCGTTTGCATCTTCAATGAATATCGAGTTCGCAGCCTGATCTTTATAAATTTTAATACTCATTTTTTTATCGCTTTATTACTTGAATAACTGAACCCGCATTTGTAACTGTTGCATTTGACGTACAATAAACTTGCAATTTTATAGGGTTGTCTTTTGTGTTAGTATCTCCCATGTAAATTAAATCAGGAACTAAGCTAAATCTATAATCCTGACCCGAACCACTATCTAAACGCCCAATAATTTTTTCAAGCGTGTAAGTTCCTCCCCCATTACCTAATTCATACCTAAACCTTAATTGTGCGTTGTTAGTATTTGGGTTAATAGTATAATCATTACGAACAAGAATAGTATCGCCTAAATCTAATTCTGTAACATCAATATAACCCGTTGAAGTGTCCATCAACTCAGTTACTCCTGTCGGTGGGTAATTCTTGTTAGTAAAAGCACCTAAACCGTCATTAGGCAAATCTGTCCAAGTGTCTGCGGTAATACTAAACCCTCCCGTTGTATCATTGTAATCAATAAAACCGTTTTGCGTACCGTTGCCGTTATTCCCCGCGGGCTCTTGCAACGCTCCTTTATAAACTTTTCCCATGACTTAGTATGTATCTTGATTATCAATCTGTGAATAATACCCCGTTATGGTTCCCGCGCTTGCTCCCGATCCATCGATTGTGAACTTTGCGTAATTAGATATAATCGAATCGATTTCAATTGTAACTGAACCACTCGCGCCACTTATTGGAATCGATGTAACTCGACTTCCATCGGTTGGATCAACGAAAGGAAATTCGTCGAAATTCGTGCCGTCCATCGATACCCCTAAACCAAAAGATGCGGTCCCACTTAAACCGGACCAAACCAATTGAAGCGCAACCGCGTAATTTGCTGATAATTTTTGATCTGAATCGGGACTAGTTGTTATGTCTGCCGAATCAAATATTTTTAAATTTTTATTTGCCATCGCTTTTTTGCTTTAAATCTAAAGCATCTTCAACGACTTTGAATAGATTTTCGACGGTACTCTTATGTTTATCGATATCGGTTAAACTCCCGTTGAATTTTACCCCCGTATAAACTAATTTCTTTATCGCTTCTAATGCTTCTTTTTCTGTTAATTCTTTTTCCATTTGTTTATGATTTTAATTGTTTGTTTATGTGTTTGGTATTCCTACAACTTCAAGACTTCCTTCTGGGAAAATCTCTTCATCGTAAAAATATTGAATTAAAAATCTGTTTTGGTCCTCAATCATTCCGTAAACATAACCTTTTTCAGATTCAATGAAAGGGTATTTATCAGAACCATCTTCATTAAAAACCTCTACTGTGTAACTTGGTTTTAACTCTTTAATTTGTACGTTTGGGCTCGTGTGTTGCTCTGTGTAATCACCAATCCAAATGTTTAAATTAATTTGCCATTTTAAATCTACCCCGCCTTGAATGTCAACGGGTGCTTTTAACCACGCTGTCACCTCTGTGCCAACTGGCAATTCAGTTTCGATTTTATCTCCGAAATTAGTATACTGAACTTGTGTTAATTTTAGCGTTTCGCTTGTTGTAATTTTTATCATGTCTTATGCTGTTGTATTATCTATAATTAAACCTGTATTTGCTAATTTAGTTAAAAGGTCAGCTAAAGCCGCATTACCACCTCTTGAACCTGTTATTGTTTGTTGTGCAACTGGTGCGGTCCCGTAGAATCCTAAATCCCCCGAAGAATCACAAACCATAACGTCACCTTTTAGCGTTATATCTTCCGTTGATATTGGGGCATTTCCACCAATAACTAAACTACCTGACGCCCGTACATAGCCCTGCTCTAAAAGCCAAATTTGTTTTGTACCTAAAGCAAGATCAAAGAATATATCGCGAACATTACCACTATTGTAAAATTCAAAATCATGTTGTAAAGGTATTTTAAAACCTGCCACACCTGTACTGCTTGCGCCTAATGTTAGCGGACCTCTCCAAAAACCTCCAGTATCACGATTAACTTTAAATTGTACCCCTAAACCGAATAATTGATCTCTAACCGCCAAAGCTCCGTTTGTGTCAGTTGATGAAATTTCAACCCCCGCTGTGTTTGAGAATGATGCGTAAGTTTGAAAAGTTCCTGTTTGGCCTTGAATAACAAAAATATCGTTCGATATTGCATTATTACCGTCAAAAGTTAATGTGTTTGAACTCATATCGTGACTGTAGTTACCCAACAACGTTAAACCATTAGTATCCAAAATATTACCTCCTGACGGTATGTCAGAAAGTAACGCAACAACTCCCGTTTGATCGGGTAAAGTGTATTGCCTATTCGCTGTCAATGTATCAGGAACTAACGACCCCAAAAACGAAGCGTTTTCAAAATCAACCGAATCGCCCGCAGTTACTTCGATGTTTTGCCCCGATGTAGTGTTGGCCGTTCTTAATGTGTTAGATAATCCATTCGCTAACGTATCTAAAATATCCTTTAACAAACCGTTGTGGTCCGATGGTTGTATCGATTCGTCAGGAGCTAAATCATCTAATAAAAGATCGATAGCCGCGTCGACGTTTGTCCTATTTCCTAAGTCTGCCATAATTATGCGTATTGGTTACCGTATTGCGCTCCATAAATACCAGGCGTTGCAAGGTTTTTATAACCTATTCTCGCCGATGTTTTATAGCCAACACCGTTTAAATTTAAAAAATTGTTATCAATTAAAACGGATAAACGAATCTTTGTGTCGCTTATCTTTTCAATTTTACATTTTGTTTCGCCGCTAATTGGTTTTAAAATACCGTTTACGTTATCCAAATCAGTCGATAACATTTCGATTCCTTTTATTCCCCCTTGTTCGTAAACTTCGATCCTAATAACTCCGAAATAATCAGCAATATCACCAACATTCCCGAAAGTATCTTCCAAATCGAAATCAGCCTCAATAAGTGTTGCATCGTCTTGTAAAATTGCGTTTGTTCTTACTCCGTTAACATCTAATCCCGTATAAAGGTCAACCGTTTTTGATTCGTTCCAATGGTTAATTGATCCGTCCCAAATGTCTGATTCCTCATAAGTACGAACGTAAATGTTCGATGAGTTTTTAGTATTAACTAATTCACCACTTGTGTTTAATTCTGTTTGTAATGAAAATCTAAGTTTCCAATCGTTAAAAACAGAATCCAAACGCGCCCAGTTTTGATTCCTCCCATTAAATGTTTTGTTTCCGTCTACTAAATCGTTTGGAACGTTTGCGTTTTCGATCCAGTATTCCCAACGTGGACGAAGTGCGTAACGCATCCAATAAGCTTTTTTAGTCCCAACATCTAACGTTTGATCCCTAACAACTTGAATTAAATTCTTATCGACTCCGCTAGCCATTTGAAAACCTCTAGTCGTATCGACTGAAATTTGTTGGACATCATTGGAATCAACTGGAAACCCTGTTGTGTCTATTGAGTAATTTTCACATTCGAAAGTTTCACCGCTAACAGTGTTAAAACCTTCTACAATAAAACTAATTGAGTCTAAAGTCTCGTTTTTACTTGTATCTAAAAAGTATAAGCTTTGCGTTAACACCTCATCCTCAACACAACCAAGTAATGTTGGCGTTCCGCTATTATTTACCGATTGAATATGGTTTAAAAACTCGATTGAAGCATCACCAACAACAAATTGTGTTGGTTGTTCTCCTAAAGTGTTAAAGTCACATTTTAAACTAACTCTATCCGATAAATTAGTCGCTAACGTTTCGTCCGCCAATGATACATAAACACAATAATTCCAATCAGACTGATTGATTGAATCGAAATATAATCCAAAGTCGCTATTAGGTTGGAATTGTCCATTTATGTAAACTGTATCACCAAAGTTAGATATTGAATCGAATCGAATATCCATAGCCGCACCACTAGCGTTTTGAAAACCTAAATTAGTGAATTGCCCCGTTGATTGGTTAATTGTTTGGCTTAAATCGTTAAACAATAAGTTTTTATAGTTCTCTAAATTATTCTCTTCGATTAAAGTTTGATCGAAAGGAATAGTAAAAAATCCTAATTTATACTCAGACGTTGCCGATGCTCCTGGTTGATTTAATACAATTTGGAAATTAGTCGGTTCGTCTTTTGATATTACCGAAGTGTTCGCGCCCCCTGTTGTTGTGTATGTTACACCTATAACATTGTAATTATTATCGCCACCGTTGAAATTCTCATCAAACCAACCAACATTCCCGTCCAAAGCTGTTTCGCTTGAATCAGTTTTAACAAAAACATTCGGGTTGTTTATTTCAGGTAAAAACGTTAATTCGAAAACGTCTGTTAACGATTCGTTATCAAATAAAAACGAAGGAGACGTATTATTTTGGAAATCCGATAAACTGTCATAAAACGGTATTATTTGGAAATCTATTGTTATTCTAAAACTTTGCGTTACTCCTGACTTACCTAATCCAATTATAGAGGCATTAAAAACAGAATGTCCCGAATTAAAACCAATTGGATTAAGAGGAAAAACCGTAACTAAATCAGTCGGATCGATTCCCGTAACCTCGAATCTAGGTGTTGTATCATCAATTAATGAGTTTAACGACCCCGATTGTAAATTACTATTCGCTATTAAATTATAATTTAAAACTAATCCGTCGACATTATCGCTAGTTTGTATTATTAAATTAGTCGATGTTTCCGTCCCGTTTGTAAAAGGATAATTAAAAGCGGGCGGAAAAGTACCCGATGTTAACGAAATACGCATTCTAGTAGGTGTAAGCAGTGTTATTGTACCCGTTCCCGCGTAAACAACTGGACCACCTCCCGGATCGTATGTAGTAGCGAAAGCAATCCCCGCACCATTAATAAAACCATCATCGAAAAATGAACCGCTAGACCTAACAAATTCGTTCGTTCCGTCGGACTCAGTAGAAACCGAATAACTCGATTCAAATTCCACCTCAATATCAACGTCTAGTTCTAACGTGATTCGATCGCCTACGTTACCAAGTAACCACGACGTTTTTTCTGCACGAAATTCGTTTGTGTACTCTCTACGTGTTATTATTGCGCCCATACTTGTTAGTTAATTCGTCAATAGATTGTTTTACCTTAACAATATCGCCACTTTTTTTGGCATTCTCAATAATCTTGTTTGACTCTTTAACAAGCTGTTGCAATTTTACTTTTTCATTGTTAGGAATTTCCGGCAAAACCTTATCTAACATTGAATTCAATAAATTTGGTACGTCTTTAGTGTCTTTTGCGAATTGTTCCGCAAGTTTTAAAGACTGTTCAAAAATATTATTGCCCTTCATTAAATACTAATTTAAGGTTTTTTGTGTAAAGTTGTTTTATTTTATATTGAATACTTGCTAAACCGATTTGAAAATCCCATTCAATCGATATAATTTCACCCGTTCGGCCATCTTCTAAACTAAATTTATTATTCGACAAAACCTTGTTCCAATCATCCAAACAAAACGGAACTTTCTCGGCCGTCTCCAAAATATGTTGGTTGTGGACCGTTTGACCCGTTGTTGTATCGGTAACCTCTGCAAATGATTCTATTACGTGGAATTTTTCCCAAAGTTCTTTTGCTGTAATTTGTTCGGAATCCATTTCCTCCGCTTCGATTATTAGAAACTTATCAACCGTAATTGTGTCGGCGGATAATTGCATCATTCCTTTACGATCAGCAATTAAACCGCCTAGATTTGAACTACCACCAAAAAAACCAATTACACTGTCCGCAATATCTCCAAGTGTTTTTAATAATTGCTCGTATTCTGTTAAACTATCTTTTCGAGTACCTAACGCAAAAGGAGGGCGAATTTGTGCTAACCCCTTACCCAATTGCAGTTTTTTGTTGTTTGTCGTAACTGGTTCAGCTATTACCTGGTAATTAGTCCCCTCAAAATTCTCTAAACTGTTTTGATCTTGTATGTCCGTTTGAAACGATATAAAATAATTCTTTAAAAACTCGCCCGTATTATAAGCGAACTCGCTTCGTCTTATCCCTTGATTTGTTTCTACGTTTGGCAAAATGTAAGTTGATAACGAACTCCAATAATCACGACGTTCGAATCTAAAAACTCCGCCCTCTATTTTGTAATCAGCGTTGAAAGTTTCTAACATTACGCGAATAAAGTCGCCAAAATTATAAATTGCTGATTGTTGGTTAGGATGTCCGAAATCGTCCGTTGCTCCAAATAATCCACCACGCTTTGATTTGTTTGGAAGGATAACCGCTTTACTGAATCTAGGATCGTCGAAAATAGTTGATTGAAATCCTAACCCTAAATAAGTTAACCCAACTTCAAACAATCTTTTTATCGTCATTGCTCTGTATCTCCTAACTGGTGGGATAAACTGATTTATTAAATCCGTAACCGTTTGTATTAAAGCGATAACTATCGCCGTAGTATAAGCGATTTGAGCAACTAAACGAATTGAATTAGCTATAATCTTACCAACATTAAAAACTGGAACCCCTAAAGCCGAAAACGACGGGACTGTTGCTTCTATTAAATTACTTGTAGCCTCTGCAATGTCTTTAATACCTTGTATTAATTCCCTTTGTAATAAATAAATCGCAATAGTTAATTGACCAACTATAAACGCTTCGGGTCTAAAATTTAAAACATAAGGTACATTCACATAATCGGAACTTTGGATAAAACCTTTTTGACGTAAATAACCAAATGAGAAACCGTCGGCAACCTCGTTTAGCCAATCTGAACCATCTGATTTTACAATATTCGCTATTACTTTCTCACATTCTACAAAGTTAGCGTCGTTAGTTAAATCGATCATTCCATCAAACACATTTTGAGAGTCTAAACCGATTTTATACGGTATCCCCTCAAATATTCCGACTCCACCGTTTAACCCATCCTCAACGATTTGGTTGATACGTTTCGCATCTTCTAAAACGAACTCGATCGAACTTGTCGAAATCTCTTGTTCGTCTTGTCCTTCTCGCGTTCCCCATTGCGCTAACAATTTTAATTCGGGTAAATTCGCGGGCGTTCCTCCTGGTTGGCCGTCTAACTCAAAATTTATGTTAAGGTTTGACATTTATCAAATACGATTTTTAGTTACTCTATGTCTGTTTATTAGTCTCTTATTACCTGATTTTCTCTCATCTATAAAGTCCATGACGCCGCGAGTAACTTTTTCAACATCAACGATTTGTTCCGGCTTGTTCTCGATCGCTTTTCTTGTCGCTTTCATTTCATCTAATAATCTTGGATCACTTCCCCCCGATTGCATTACTTGTAACGCGTTAACTTGTGGTTGCATGAAGTTCGAACCAATCATTCCTGAATCGATCGCCTTTGTTAAAGCTACAAAGTTACCTTTTCCAAATTTAGCCATTGTGGACCCTTTCCAAATACCTTCATTCCCCTCAACTAACACTGGAATTCCTTTCCCTCTTTTCGCGTGCGATTCACCTCGAACAACTCCATTACTTATCGAATTACCTCCTTTCGCTCCGTTCTTATTCGCGTCCATGAAATCTGAAACATCCCCATGTTCACCCGTACCCGTACCGAACGATAGTATTGCGCTCTCTAACCCTTGTAAGATACTAAAGTCTCTTAAAACTGATACTAACGCGCTCTCATCACCCGATGCAGACGCCGCCGAATATGCAGAATATAA